GATAGTTTTTCTGTCGGACCAGTCGGTAATATTACTCACCCCACGAGGGAATGCAACTTGTTCTGGCGGCAGTTGTTTAAAATCAGTTTTAAATTTACCAATAAAGTCACGTGTTGCCAATTCGTCACCACTGATAATAATTTTAAATACTTCCTTGAACTTGGCTCGGACCACTTCTGGCGTGGAGGACTTGATAGCCTCAATGCCCATGATCTTGAGTTTAGGTTCAGCATACTGCACACCCTCACTGTTATGCACATTAAGTATATAGCGTTTCTTGGCAGTCCAGATTCCACGGTCAGCAATCACTTCGCGTTTCATTACCATCCGGTTCTTGTGACCATTCATGTTCTCGAAGAGCTTTTGATAGGCATCTGCAAGGACAGGTTCAAAATGTTCACGGCAAACCTTATCAAGGAATGCTACTTTTTTATCCACACCATCATTCGGTTTCCAAACCATAGTGTCAATCAATGGGCCAAAGTCAACGTATAATGAATCAGTATCAATTGCAATGACATAGTCTTTGTCTTTGGTCTTGAGTACCTTATTCATTGAGGTATTCATTGCTTTTTCGGCCCATTGAATAGCCAACTGACCTGTTAGGGTAACACCTTCGGCAAGTCGGATATCAAAGTATCTGAAATAAGCATTACCGAGAGCACCATAAAGTGAATTGAGTAGAATTTTAAGAGCCATCTGAGTATTCTCGAGTCGGTTGATTTCCTTCTCAAGTTCATAGGTCTTATTTTTCTCATACGCTTGTTGTGCAGCAAGCATGGCCTTCTTTGTTGCCGACCGTTCATCATAGTAATCTACAATGATACCAGGCACAACACCATCAATATCCTTACGGTATGTGGAACCATTCGCTGCGGCGGCATATTCCTCAACATCCGCCTTGTTGCCATCCAAGTAATATTCAACACCAGACTTAACAAACTTATCAGTCACTGTCTCGGGTGACATATTGTTCTGTACAATGATGTTTGGATACAGTGAGTTCAAGTCAAAAGAGACAACCCAATCATGAAGTCCGACTTTGGGATCCTTGACGTATCCACCAGCAAAAGCAGTCTTATGATGGTTACCATCGCCGAGTGATGGCATAACATTTTGTGACTTGAGCTTACGGTAGATAATTGATTCCCAGATCGCGGTAACACCAAATGTATCCTGATAGTTCACACCACCCTTATACGCCATGGTCATGGCAAGAGTAATCAGACCCATCTTATCCTCAAGTCGATCTACAAGTTCCACGTCCTTCATGTTGTAGTCAATGTACTTTTGATAATCATCTTTGTAGAGATTTTTCAGTGAACCTGATTCATCAAACGAAAGTTTAGTATCACCAAGCACAACGTATGCGATGTGATTCAACTTGTAGGATTCTTGGTTACCATATGAATAACCAAACTTCTGGAAGAGCTCTAAGTAATCCAGAGTCTGAATACCCTCGATGTTATAGGTATCATCAACCTTATTCATTCGAGTCACTTGGCGATAGTTTAACATACCCCATGGAGAGAATTTCTTGGCCCAATCCTCACCAAGAATCTTAGTCACTCGGTTGACCAGATATGGCATATCAAAGAATCGGACGTTCCAACCAGTAATCACATCTGGTGAGAACTGTGGCGCTTGCCAATGATTTAAGAATGACTTAAATAGTTCTGCCTCAGATGTGCACTTGGTATATCGTACTGGTGTAATAAGAGCTTTGGATGTATCGTAATCACCATAACCCCAAACGTAATACACACCATCAATATTATTTTTAATAGTAATGGCCAATACTTCATTTTCTGCTTTACTAGGATGAGGAAACCCATCATCATAAGCAGTCTCAATGTCGATTGTTGTTACGTTAATGCGGTCACGATCAAACTTAATGTCACCAGGAAACTTCTCTGAGATGAACTGGTGAATTTGATTAGGGTTACCATAGATGTTAAAGCCGGAAACATCCTTGTACTTCTCCATCCATTCCTTGCCTTCACGCATACTCTCAAGTTTGACTGGACCGATCACTGTACCATCAAGGCCGCGCCAACCTACGTCTTTCTGTGAGGGCACATAGTACGTGGGTTGAAATGGTTCTTTACGCTGGTAGCGACGGCCTTGGTCATCATATCCACGGAATAGGATATTGTTACCATAACGAAAAACTGACGTGTAAAAAGACATCTTACTCCTTATTTTCTACCATTATAACACAAAATACAAGAGCTGTATATCACGAAATAATACTAGTAGGAGGCAAAATTACTTTTGAAAACATTTCTTGATATTGTTGGCGCAATGGATCAATAGGATTAATTGCAAACATGATATGAGCATCTTTAAAAAAGATACCTTCACTGGTTACACCATAACCCATAAATGGAGCAAGACCGAGTTGATTAGCTTGTGTGGGAATAAGGATTGCAATATCCTTTAAAAGGCAACCATCAGCTTGTGTGGTAACCTCTGCAATGAGTTCTTCGCCTGAGGTTAGACGAACGATTTGAATATTTGACATTTTCACTCCATAATTTAATTGTACATTATATCACAAAACCGATACAATGTAAATAGGGCCCGAAGGCCCTTTGTACTTAATCTTTTTTAGAGACGAAGGAATAAAATTCCGTAGCTTTCTTCATCAGTTCCTCAGTTGAATACGGTTTCAAAGCTGACTGCATTTCTTCAGTAGTCTTCTTACCTTGATCAAACATTTGTTGAGTGAACATATAATTCATTTCCCAAGCACGGTCCATATAGTCTTTAGCCATAGAAAGCATCTCGGTGCGAATTTCAAAGGGGTTTTTATTGCTCATAATATTCTCCATTATTTAACTTTGGTAAAAGCAGTGGCTTTATCCCAAAACAATTTGTTAACTGTAACAGTATTATCAACAAGCATTTTTGCAAATGCGGTTTGTGTATCAATAAACTTGACTGCTACTTCTTGTAACTCAGGTTGGTCTTTGAAGATTTGATCTGCAACAATTTTCTTTGTTGCTTGAAATTGATCGATGTAAAAGTTGGGTGTGAACATATTAGTTCTCCTATGTGTGTTGTGTTAAAGGAAAGGCGGAGCTTTTGTTTTATATGAGATGCTCCTCAACTCATATTATATATATATCACCAACGAGGGTAAGAAATACCTTCTTTGGAAACTTCTTTCATACGTCTTTCCAAGTCTGCCAAGTCAACAGAGCGGGCCAAATAGGCTTCCACTTGTTTTTGACGGGCTTGAATAAGGCCTTCAAGCATGTTGTTGAGACCTCTCTGAAAGAAACTGAGGATTGCTTTGATTTGTGTCATGTGTGTTCTCCACGTGTTGATTAATAGGAATCAGTCGTGGACGCTTTTCTTGCGGGATGACTCTCTCTAGTTCAATGACGAGCAGTCCGTCCCTTAGATTAGCTCCTTTTACTTCTACATGTTCAGACAGTCGAAAGGAACGCTTAAAGGATCTTCCTGAAATTCCCCTATGCAAATAGTCAGTGGGCAAATAAGTACTGGCCTTATCACCAATGACATGCAAAATACCATCCTGTTGATTGAGTTCGAGATCACTCTCTTTGAATCCCACAACAGCAAGTTCAATTGCATATTTGTTTTCGGAAAGTTTGAGGATATTATGTGGCGGATAGTTATCTGTTGTGGCATTGGATAATTTATCCAACTCATCAAAGATATTATCAAAGCCAATAAATGCCGAGCGTGGCAACTTAAAATGTGTCATAGTTATGACCTCCTAATAAAAGCAAGGTTGTAGTTATGGACCCGATTATTCGGCATCCAATTCTATTTATATCCTGCTTACTTTATACAGGGACAACTATCGAGTGCCAGTCCAATTGTTCGGATACATTTTTACCGTTTGTATCACAACGGCCCTAAGGTGGGATTTATTATATAGGATTAATTTCAATTACTTTGGTGTTGGATAAACTTTCACATTTTTCCTTGCAAATCTGTGGTGCATTTTTTATATCACCATTTATTGCTTGTTCAAAAGCTAACCATTGATCAGATAGTAATATATCACTAATATTATTAACGTTGGTTAATTTTAACTCCTCATCAAATAAAGCATTAAATACCGGGTCTGACATAGATTTGAAATGATTATCACACCAACAACACGGCAATAGATAACCCTGAGAAGAATGACCAAATTCTTTATTGTTTTTTATACACTTAGGAATCAACATAATTATCGGCTGATGTAATTATTACTTGATGGTTTATATGTATCTTTTTTTAAAAATCTTGAAGATTTTACCAGATGAAATTCTATATTTTTTTCCGCAGCTAGGTTTCTAGCCTTTTCTATTTCATTTTCATTATAAGCAAATATAATATATTGCCATACACAGTATAACCCCTTTTCACGAGCTCGGCACATCATATCAAATATTTTTTTACCATCCTGTCTTTTTCTATATTGATGGCTAGAATTTGGTAAACCATCAATACCAAAACACCATTTCGTATTAGGATTTATGTCAAATGCTTTCTCAAACCATTCTATTGGTCTATGGGATGCCGCAACGTGTACTTCCAAGTAAACACCTCGTTCATATGCTATTTCTAATAATTTATGAAACTGGGTATGCATTGTAGGATCTGATGTTTGTCCGCAGAAGATAAGATATTTAAAGTGATTGATTATTTTATAATAACTATCTAAAGAAAGTTCTTCTCCTGGTATTTCTAAACCGGCTGAATTATATCTAGCTCTGATACATTTTGGACAGACCAGAGTACATTTATTACTAATATCAAGATTAATTGAATAGTCTCGTGTAAAAAAAGACGACTGTTGCATTAAAAAATATTAAACTTTATTTCCGATATTATACTTCGGACATAATTCCCATTCGTTCTTTTCTTTATAAGGAATGATTTTAATCTGACGTAGAGGTGCAACAGGTTGCGCTGCAGATTTTTGCTCAATAGTTAACAGGCCCCAGTCGCTCATCAAAGTAGCGATTGTATTCCTACGAGCAATATCATTCTCTTCCAGATTAGATTTCTTACCATCAAGCAAAAATAGTTCTTTAAAATGAACTATAAAATATCTACCCTGCTTGTGCAGTATATGACATGACTGATATAGCTTTTTATCTTTACGAGATGCTACACCAATACGAGTAAGGGTTTCCCGGATCTTTAAAAAATCGTCCGGTTCATTTAAGGCGACTTCCAACATGAAGTTGGGTGTCCATTCAATCAAATTACTTTCTTCCACCTTTGTTCACCTTTTTATGTAATTGTTCTAATTGTTCAGGTGATAGTAGGCCAAGTACTTGACGCGCCTTTAAATCGTTGTATCCATAATACTCTTTTATGACATCCACATCACCGTCGGCTTTTTTCTTTTCCCACTTGGAGAATCGTTTTCGCTTCCTGATAATATTTATAAGAAAGTCATGTTGTAACTTTTTGTCAATATGATGATTAAGATTCATCTCATTGGCAGCAAGGATGGTATCTGGAAAGTATGACAGTGACCTATTAACCATAAAACCATTATAGGCTTTTTCAGTCACATCATCGACCATTAAATTTTCTTTTGAAAAGTTAATGGCATTTACATATTCAAATGGATTCATGATTCCTTTTCCGCCACACGTTTACGTAGATCACTGGATGAGAACCTATGATCACGTTTATTAAAGTAGAGTTCAATGCCACGGTTACGGCATTCATCTTTACCGGTAAAATCCTTTTGGCGATATTCTTCACCAAGTATCCGGATATTAATTGGATACATGTTTATTATATCAAGTAAATCGGCTTCTGTACAGTAGATTAATACTTCATCTACATATTTTACTGCCGCCAATTGTGCTTGACGTTCAACAATGGATTGGACCGGAGCATTTTTTTCTGCCCGGTCCACGGTAGGATCTACTTGTAGTGCACAGATTAGATAATCACATTTTGATTTTGCTTCTCTAAGCATGGCAATATGACCAGCATGGAGTAAATCAAAGGTTGAGGCGGTGATTCCAATTTTCATAATATAGTTATTTTCAGTAAATTATTTTTTACCTTTAGCTCGACGCCGATCTTTATTACCTTCGGCCTTACGTCGTTCCGCAGCAATCTCCTTGGGTGATTTCTTGGCAGGTTCAGCTTTTACCTGAGGTGCAGCGACAGCAGCAACCTTTGGTGGATTACGGCGTTTACGATTAATAGGTTTTGGTTGTTCAACCTCATCAGGTCTTACAGTAGGGAACGGCCAGTTAGCTTCTGGATTTACTTTTGGTTCTTGTTCCGCAGCAGGCTGAGGTGTCTCAATAGATTTTGGCTTTTCGACCGACTCAGGCCAACCCATTGCACTTAACACACTATGATCTAATTTCTCGTCAGCAATTGTTGGTTTTGATCCAAACAAGGAACGTAACCACGCTTTAAAATTTTCAAACATCTTCTTCTCCTTCACTCAATTTTTCAAAAACTATTAAGTCACCAACATCATCATTGAATGACAAATTTTCATAGTTAACCTTTATATATCCTTTTCTACCCAAGGATGTGCCCGCAATCATCATTTTAAAAGTCATCAGATGATCAATAACCTCATCCTCAGAAGTCACAATGGTTCCTTCGGCTTGTAATAGCATTAAGGTAATTACAATTAATTCTTGAAGCCTTGGATCATCATCACGTACTTCTGATAATTCACATAGATGATCTAGTTCAACTTGTGATAACTTAGTAAGATACGCACCCACTGTTAGGTACGGATTCTCAATAAAGTTGGCAGCAAGTAGTCGCGTTGATGTGGCGAATTGCTTTTTGGCAACCACATCAGGCAATTGAACATAAAATTCTTTAGCAGTTTTTTTATTTTCCATAATATATCTATATCTTACCAATGTCTAATAACGCCTGCAATAATAAATGCATTGGTTATTATATACCATAAAACGATGGCAGTTCGGATTAAAGCAACTTTATCTGCTTCAGTCGAATCAGCATGTGCTTTTTCTCCAAGTGCCTTCGTCCAATAATACCAGAGTTTAGATAAACTCGACATTTGCCATAATCTCTGTCATACATGCAACCACGTTCAATTCATGGTCAGCAACGAATGAGTTCTTGTATTGATAATCGGCAAGGATTAGAATCAATTGTGGTAAAGATTCTGCTTTAATTTTAGTTGTCGCACGGTCATAGACCGCACGGAAGATGGCAGAAGCATCAGTATCAATATTATTAGCAACCCACGAACGCATTTTCTTAAAGTCTTTTTCCTTCAAGAGTTTCATCAGTCCGTCATAGTTATCATTGGTCAGGTTTTTGGTAACACCCGAGTCAATGAAACCGGACAATGAATAGCGTTGGCACTCATTAATAACACGACGC